CTTAAATAAGAACGGACGAGCGCCCGCTTTTGGTTTTGTAAATTGTTTGTATAGGTCAGGGTAGGCTTGGGCAAATGCGTCCTTGTCAAAGCTCACGCCGTCCTTGTTGTTTTTCCAGGTGGCCAACAACTTGCCGCCAAATCTCAACTCCTCAGCGTCGGCCATGTAGGCTTTAATGAGGCTTTCATACTTAGCCTTGCCCTCCTCAGCGCGTCGCAAATCAACCCGGTAATGCATGAGCTCGCTATATAGCGCCTTAATTTCGCTATTGGCCTCCGTTACCTTGCCTTTGCTGGCCTTGCGGTAAATAAGCTCGGCGTCGCCAACGTTTACCGGAACCGGCAACTCGCCAGCTTCGATACTTGCCCAAACCTTGCCGCACTCGTCCAGCATGTAGTCTATTAGCTCGTCATTGCGTTGGATTGTGTAGATTTCAACCGGGACCGTGCCCTTTGTCAAAAACTCGACTAAAACCTTTTCGTTAACAAACGTAATCGGTATGTCTGCGCTAACTGCCCCGGTGCAAGCCATTTGCGCCATACATTGCCAAAGGCGCTCAACTGGCACCTCGTCCGTGCCTGGCGTGCCCCAGCCAGCGCGATTAAATGCGCTATAAGCCTTTGCCTCAACGACCCGGTTTTGCGCCTCGTTTAAGCCGTCCAGGTGGCAACCAAACCAGCTAAATTGCGGGTGCAATATAGTGTCCGGCGAGCGGATAATTGAGTGGCCAACCTCGCGCTCGTAAGCGTCCAGCACTGGCGCCTCCAATACATTGCCAAGCATTACACTTGGCACGTCGTCCAGGTCCGGCGCCTCAATCTCGCCAAGTTTTTGCAATGCGATTTCCACGCCTTTGCCCGTCATAATATAAGCCGCGTCGCTGGCAAATATGCCTTTGGCTCGGCGTGCTTTTTGCTCCGATGTAATCATTGTGCTAAACCTCCGTCAAATCTGTTTTTGCCCTGGACCAGCCAGTTTGCGCATAAATTGGCGTTGTTATCGCTACGCAATTGTTTTTTAACCCGTGCGCGTTGATGCGCCAGGCTTTCGCCTTTAATGGCCCTGAGCATGTTAATGATGTGTTTGTTTTTCATAATCCGCCCCTTGCAAACAAGATAAAGGTCATTAGATAAAATCCAATTAACAAGTACCCATAACCAAACTTTTTGGCGTCCACCGATTTAATGAAAGCCTTGCGAGCGCCGGTTGCAAGGTCAATTTGCACGTTGTTATTCATATATGCCCCTAAGTTGATGCAAAAATGCATAAATGGATATTATCCCCAAAAGGATTGCAATGCAACCATTTATGGATAAAAAAGTGTAATAAAATGCATAAAAGTATAAAAAACTTTAAAAAAGTTTACTTTTATGGTTTATTACTTGGGGGTTAAATAGTGAATTTTTGCGCTATTGCTTTGCACTTCGGCAAAAAAATCCTCAATTTTTTGGTTGGCTTCGGCGCTAGCTTTGAGGATTATTTGTGCTTGCTCCGGCTCAATATTTACCATTGTGGTGGTTGCCTGGCCGTCCGGCTTTACTGCTATGCATAAAAGCGCCACGGGGGCGCTTTCATTATTTTGGTTTGCGAACAGATTAAACATCTGACGTACTATTGCCTGACGTTGAGCCATGTTTAACTCGGCATCATGGCGGAGGTTATTGTGTGAGTTTCTTATCCATTTTTTTGTTGTTGGTTTCATAATTCAAAGTTGTTTTGTTGGCGCCAACAGGGCGGGACGCAGAATTTTGCGCCGCTTCTATTAGGTTGTCATTATCCAGGTCATTGGTAACAATAGCATTTAATGATTTTTTTGGTTTAGTAGAATGATGTTGGCTAAGTGTAAAACGGATAAATTGAATAACCATTTCACGCTCAGCAGCGGGCAAGGCGTTTAATTCCTGGCGCCACCATTCCGTTTCTTTTGCTGTGCATGTTTCACCAAGCAAAGCGGCCGGCTCAACACCAAACGCATTTGCAAGACTTTCAACATTATCTAAGGTTGCCGCAACTTGTTGCTTTAGTATGCGGCTAATCGTAGCCTGGGCAAGCCCGGCTTTTTTAGCAACCGCTCCTTGTCCCTGCAATGAAATACTGGCGTCCATAAGGGCGCGCAGGCTTTTTGCAAGCTGTTTTCTGAGAGTGTGATTTTGCATATATGCATATATTAGCGCACTAAATAATTCATTTGTGAATAATTTACAAATATTTACACATGAAAATATTTTCAAATAAATTATTCTTTTATGGTTGTTTATATATCCATTTATGAATAAAATAGCGTTAACAATTCAAAAGCACAACAAAGGGACGTAAATGTTTGAACCTACAAAAGAGCCTCTTATTGATTACCTGAGGCGTAAGTTAAATGTTGATTATTACCGTAAAAACACACAAATTGCAAAGGCAACAGGTATTAGCCAGGCGACCATTAGCCGCATTGCTAACGGCTCAACGCCAAGCCTAGAAGCCGCACAGCAACTCCTCAATTTTTTCATCAATGATTTAACGCCGGCGCCAAAAAAGAGCTCCAGCAAATGAGTAGGTCCCCGGCAGGTGTGTGCATACACCGGGGCGGTGAAATTTGCCCACCGCCCCACGCCGGATTTTTAACATGGCAAATTGAAAGGCAATTTAATGAATTATAGGGTTAAAAATTGGGGTAAGTTTCAGCACTTCAAAGACCGGAGGCCGCCCTGGATAAAATTATATAGGGACATTTTGGACGATATCCAATGGCATAAACTGGACGGCGATAGCGCAAAATTGCTCGTAATGATTTGGGTAATTGCAAGTGAGGACGGCGGCAACCTACCAGCTAACGACGAGCTTGCATTTAGATTACGCATTACAGAAAGTGCTTTAAATTCAACGATATCAAAGCTAAATCATTGGTTGGAGCAATACGATATCAGCATGATATCAGAGCGATATCAAGATGATGCACTAGAGAAAGAGAAAGAGAGAGAGGCAGAGGAAGAGGCAGAGAGAGAGGCAGAGGCAGAGAGAGAGGACGCCTCTAAAAATTCTAAAGCTGAACCTAAGGGCCAACGATTTGATAAAAACATGGAGCTTTCAAATGGCTGGTATGTTGAAGCGCTAAAAATCCGGCCGGAGTGGAATAGCCAAAAATGCATGGCCGTGTTTTTGGAGTTTAAAGACTATTGGGTTGCACAACCTGGGGCTAAAGGTCGCAAAGCGGATTGGTTGGCAACCTGGCGCAATTGGTGCCGACGTGAAAAGGGCTACAACACGAACGGAGCCGCCGCAAAGTTTGACCCGGTTAAATTTGTCAATGAAAGCAATCAGCAGGAGGTTAACAATGTCCAAACAATTGAGCACGAATAGCAACCCGTTTTTAATACCAAAGCCCATGCCGGACGGATTACGGCCGCTATCAATCATGGACCGATTATTTAACAAGCTGGACGGCAATTATCCGCACAAATGGCGCTCAGCATTTACCAGCGAGCAAGCAATACAGAATTGGCGCGAGAGCTGGGCGGAGGCGTTTATTGAGGAGGCATTAACGCCGCATGAGATTAAGGCCGGGATTGTTGCGTGCCGTAAAATTTACGATTGGCCGCCAAGTTTAACCGAGTTTATACGCGCATGCAGGCCAACGTTAAGCCATGAGCAAGCGCATGCCGAGGCCGTTAAACAAATGCGGTTAAGGGAGGAGGGCCAGGACCATTGGAGCTCGCCAGCAATCTATTGGGCCGCGGTTAAAATCGGCGCCTTTGATTTGTTTAACGTGCCGTATGCGGTGATAAAACAACGCTGGCAACGCGCGCTTGACGAAGCAATGGCCAGGACCGACTTGCCGGAAATTCCACCCAGGTTGGCCGCGTTACCACCGCCAGGCCGGACCACGACAACAATTGAGCAAGGACGCAAACGCATGGAGGAAATCATGGCGCGTTTTTGCACGGCTAAAGTTATCCATAAACGGATAGAGGAGGCGTTATCATGAAGCGAGCAGAAATCACAGCAGAAAAAAACAGCCTGAGAAATGAAATTAACACAATAAGGGCGGTTATCAACGAGCAATTATTTACCAAAAAAGAAATTCCGCAAAAGGTTGTAAATGGAAGTTTGGCGGACGTTTTGAAATTTAAGAAAAATGCAGAAAAGGCCGGCGCAATTTACCACATACAAAACGAGCCAGGCAAAACATTATCGTTGACTGAGTTAAAAAAAGTAAGAGCTAAATTAAACACTATAGCGAATGGGCTTGGCGTTTTATGAATAAGGCTAAGCATAAGCCGCCAGTTTTAACCGTTGCTCAAATGGCCGATTACATAGCGGCCAGCCGTTACAAGGAATATCGCGGCCGATGTTTGGAGCATATCAGGGTAATACATGGCGACCAGTACGCCGACGACGTGAAAAAATTAGTTATCGCAATTTTCAACAAAAGGAAAAATAACAATGGAAAATAAAATTAATTGTAGTGCCGCAACAGTTTCACTATTAGCGAAACGCCGCGAGGAATTTAGACCAGGCTTTACAACCTGGGTAATTGAAAACTGGCGCCTTTACGTGGCATTTGAAAATGAGGCCATGCAAATTATCAAAACTGGACGCAGACATTACAGCGCCAGGACAATTGGCGAGTATTTGCGCCACCATACCGCGACCCGTGAAGTTACCGGCCAATACAAATTAAACGACCACACAATCCCGGACATGGCCCGCTTGTTTGCACTCCGAAACCCGCAACATGCCGGACTGTTTGAGTTTAGAGGCTCCCCAAACCGTCCACGGCCTTGCCACGCGCAGAGTTATCCAAATATGGATAATGGGGTGGCCGCATGATTACCATAGTTATACCAGGCGAGGCCCGCGGAAAAGGCCGGCCACGCTTCGCACGTCGCGGCAAGTTCGTGCAAACCTACACCGACGACAAAACGGCCAGTTATGAAAATTTGGTTGCCCTGGCCGGCAACAAGGCCATGAAAGGCGCGCCGCCCACAACATGCGCGTTGCGCGTTGGCATAACGATTTTTACAGCGCCACCCGCAAGTTGGTCCAAAAAGAAAACCGCCCAGGCATTAGCGGGTGAAATCTACCCAACCAGCAAGCCCGACCTGGACAACGTGGCCAAGTGCATGCTGGACGCGCTTAACGGCATTGCCTGGAAAGACGACAAACAAGTGGTTTTCTTACAGGCAATCAAACGCTACGCAAACAAGGCGGAGGCGATTTTGAAGTTTGAGCCAATGATTAGAGCCGACGAGTGGGCGGAGGGCGACCAATGACCGCATACCCCGCTCAATTCTACCGCGACCCGGCCGACCTGGTGGACGCAATCCGCCGCCAGCAATGCGACGGGTGCAAAAGCGAAAGCATTTTATTTTTTAACAACAAAAAAGTGAGAGGGTGCGACCGTGGCAATAAACACAGCGACAACGGCGGCGCCCGTTGTAACCATTTCAAACGCAAAGGGGTTGTAAATGCTGACTAACACAATGATTATTTGGATTGCTTTTTTTGCTGGGATTTATGCCGGAGTTTTAATTTTCTCAATAGCGCTTATTGCTACGCACCGCCTCCCGGAAATACAACCGACGATTGACGAGGAGGAATAAATGGATAATCCGATTTTTCAAAATACCACCCAGGCCGTGCATTTCAGTTTTCTAATGGAAGCGCTGGAACCAGGCGCCGAGAGCGCAATGGGCAAGATTATCCGACGCAGACTTGAGGAGCTGGGCCTGGCCACCGGCGACCGTAGCGAAAGCACGATTGACTTTGGAGGATTAACGGCCCTGGAAGTGCGCGGACAAGCCGCCATGATACGCGGCGCAATCAACCACCATTTGCCTGGGCCGGAGGGCTGGGCAATCAAATCCAAGTACGGGCTGACTAAAACCATAGAAAAAAGCAACCGTCCGCGGGTGCATGTGTTTAGTGCTGAGCGCATAGACGCCATGCGCAGGCTTTCCAGGCTCATAGCGCCGCGATTTTCAAGCGTCCCTAGCAATGCCATTATTTGGCTCATTGCAAAGGCACACGGCGAAATTGCGCCAGTGCGGCCGACGTTTAGGGATATAGAGGAGCAGGCCGGCGGCAGTAAAAGCGAATTATGCCGAGTTTATCCACAAATCAAACTCACATTAAACGCCCTGGAAAACCGCGGGATTGACCAATTGACGCCATTATTTCAACAGGAGGGGATTGTGCCAAATCCGTAAATGAATAAATATTTATAATATTATCCATTTATGCATTGACAGCCTGGGACAAGTAAAGTAAATTATTTCTACTCTTGCAATTAGTGCGACTTAAACCTTTCGAGGGTTATTAAAATGAAATAAATTTTCATAAATTCCAAAGCGTTGCCACGGCAATGCTGGCTAATTCAGACGACAAAAAGCCCGCTTAATTGTGGGCTTTTTTATTTATACGCATGGCAATTGCAACGCATGACGAACACCGGCACAGGCCGGCAAATGAGTTGGTTAACAGTAATTGCCAGCCGCATAAGTATTAAGACCCGGCGCCGCTTAACTGCTATCACAGAGGAAAGCGCCGGGCGCCATTTGGGCACCGCTCCGGCTATCCATGCCGGGCCTCCCTTTGCTCCTAAGCAACGCGGTGCCCTCCCTTGCATTTGTTGATGATGCTACCCCACTGACATGGGGCTCCTCCTGCCCTGGCTTCGGCCAGGGGTTTTTTTAAGGCTTGATATGACGACCGTAAAAAAGCCGTCCAATGACGGCGATAAAAAACTAACACCAAAACAAATGCTTTTCGTAAAAGAGTATTTGGTTGATTTGAACGCAACGCAAGCGGCTATCCGTGCTGGTTATGAATTAAAGCGCTTTGGTACTGGTTATTACGTTTACCTTTTAATAAATCCATTTACTAAAAAAATAATTTACATTGGAAAAGGCAAAGGCAGACGTTTGCTTAAACACAGAGCCGAGGTAAATAGAGGCGTTGTAAACAATTTAAATAAATTTTCAGAAATTTACGAGATTGAACAGCTTGGAAATAAAGTAATTGAAAAAGTTTTAGTTGACGAACTTAGCGAAAGCGATGCTTTTGCATTGGAAAAATATTTAATAAATAGCTTTAAGCAAACTGGCATAACAAATATAGCCAATGGCATAGAGCAAACAGCGGACAAAATTAAATTTAAAGCGAGGTTGTTGCTTGATAAATTAAAGCCTTTTGATGCGTGGGTTTGCGAAATTGATAAAGAGAGTTTAAGCCTAGTAAATAGAGTTTTTGGAAATGCTGAGTTTTTTTATAACTACATTAAAAGAAACCTCACAACGATTGCGAGGTGATAAATGAATTTAACTGAAAAACAAGAAAACTTTTGCATTGCGTATATTGAAACTGGAAATGCTAGTGAGGCTTATCGCAGAGCGTACAACGTCGATAAAATGAAAGATGCCTCCGTAAATCGTAAGGCTAAAGAGGTTTTAGACAACGGCAAGATTACGGCAAGGCTTGAACAGTTACGCAAGCCGATTATTGAGCGCCACAAAATCACAGTTGACGACTTAATCAGAGAGTTAGACGAAAACAGGCTTGCGGCGCTTAGTGCTGAAACAGTACAAGCGGCGGCGGCCACCGCGGCGACTATGGCCAAAGCCAAGTTATTAGGCTTTGACAAGCAGATTGTTGAGCTAACTGGGAGCAATGGCGGACCGATACAAACGGCCACCCACAACATGACACCGGAGCAATACAAGGCGACGCTCAACGCGGCACTTGATAAGGTTTAGACATGAACGAATTAACGAGCCAGGAGCGCGCGGTTATCCTGGACGCGGCAAGGGAGGATTTATATACCTTTGCCCGCTTCATGTTTAAAGAGCGCAAGGGCTTTCAATGGCTCCGCGCTCCGCACCATAGGCTCGTTTGCGATAAGCTCATGCAAGTTTACCGCGGCGAGGTTAAGCGGCTGATTATCAACATACCGCCGCGCTACTCCAAAACCGAGTTAGTGCTTAACTTCATTGCCTGGGCGCTGGGCAAGGTCCCCGATAGCGAGTTTATTTTAACCAGCTACTCCGGCGGCCTGGCCACAAATAACGCCTGGGCCGCGCGTGAATTGATACAGCACGAAAGTTATGCGGCTGTTTTTCCTGGCACCGCAATCCGCTCCGATAGCTCAGCTAAGGGCGAGTGGCGGACAACGGCCAACGGCATTGTTTATGCCGCGGGTGCAGGCGGCACGATTACCGGCTACGGAGCTGGTAAACACCGCCCAGGATTTGGCGGCGCAATCATTATTGATGACCCGCACAAACCCGACGAGGCAACCAGCCCGGTAATGCGGCAAAACGTGCTTGATTGGTTTACCAACACACTGGAAAGCCGCAAGAACGACCCGGCCAACACCCCGATTATTTTAATCATGCAACGCTTGCATGAAAACGACCTTGCCGGCTGGCTATTGAACGGCGGCAACGGCGAGAAATGGGACACGCTGATTTTACCGGCCGAGAACGACCGGAGCGACGACCCGCTGGGGCGACCTATTGGCGAGCCGCTATGGCCTGCAAAACACACGGCGGACATGCTTGCAGTAATGCGCGCCAACAATAGCTACGTTTACGCTGGCCAATACCAACAACGCCCCGCACCGCTTGGCGGCGGAATTATTAAGGGCGCCTGGTTTAAGCGTTACCGCGTATTGCCGCATTTAGTGTATCGCAAGATTTTTGCCGATACCGCCCAAAAAGTAAAAGAGCATAACGACTATTCAGTTTTTCAATGCTGGGGCAAGGGCGCCGACGGTTACGCATATTTGATTGACCAAATACGCGGCAAGTGGGAGGCGCCGGAGCTCAAACGCCGGGCAATGGACTTTTGGCTGAAACATCAACAAGTGGACCCCGTGGAATATGGGGCGCTTCGTGTTATGGCCATTGAGGACAAGGCCAGCGGCACCGGCTTAATCCAGGATTTGAGTGTTACCAGCGCAATACCATTGGAAGCAATCGAGCGCGTTAAGGACAAACTGACCAGGGTAATGGACGTTACGGGCTACATTGAAAGTGGCCGCGTATATCTGCCGGAGGAGGCCGCATTTGTAAGCGAGCTGATAGGCGAGTGCGAGGGCTTTGCTCCTGACGACAGCCACGACCACGACGACCAAATAGACCCAATGGTTGACGCTATCAACGACATGGTTGCCACTGGCAACATTATAGACACATGGGCCCGCATGGCTGAGTAAGGATTTTTTAATGAGCAAGTTAATGTATAAGCGCCTCGTTGGCCAGGTTGGATTTACTGACGCCGAGCACTGGATTACCTTGCACCCAAATGGCAAAGGCAATGGCAAAGGCCAGCCGGCCCTTATTAACGGCGCTGGCCAAATTATCGGCGGCGCGGGTGGCAAGCTCAACGGCAAGGTTGTAAGCCCTAAAAGCAAAAGCGGTGAACGTCGCGGCACTGAAAACCAGCACGCCCCAGCCATTTGGTTGGGGCCAGCGAAGCCGGAAACAAAGCAAGCCAGCACCTCGACAAGCTCAGGAGCTACGGCACCCGCAACAAAGCCAACAACGGCACCGGCGGGGACCATAACACCAACATCTGCCCCAGCTCCAACGCAAGCGCCTGGGCCAAATGACATAAACCCGCACCCCAGGGGCTCAAAGGAAAGTTACGAGTTTGAGCGTGCCAAAAAACTTGCGGCTTCTAAAATAGCCAACGACCTGACCGCAAACGCAAAAACTTTGGAGGACGAAAAAGAGGCAATGGCCGCGCATTTGGCGGCCTATAACGCTTGGTTGCCCTGGAAGCAGGCAAGGCCAAAGGAGTTAACGCAACACGCGATTGCCTACCATGCGCATAAAAAGCAAGTTGCCAAACTTGAGCGCGAAGCCAAAAAAGGCCAGCCACGCCCTAAAAAGCAAGCGCCAGCCGGCCGCTCGTTTGCCAAACATACGCCTGAGGAAATCCATAAAACGCTAAGCGAAAGCTGGGGCCTGGGATTTGCCAACGGGGTTAAACAGGGCCAGGCAACGGAGTATTACCGCAAGCATATCGTCCGCGGCGGAAATGCCAACCCTGAGGAAATGAAAAAGCACCTTGAGGAATACAACAAGTTACAAGCGATTGAACGCAAGGACCCAGGCCACCGCTTGAGTGGCCATACCTCAATAGACATTACGCAAAACACCGCCTCGGCAAAAGCCATGCGTGAAATGATTACGCATGTGGACAATGCAATGGCGCAATTGCAAGCCTCAGGCTTTGACATTAAAAAGGCGCTAAGCCGGGCCAATGTTAAGTTTGTTGCAGGCTCCACGGGGAGGCATAACGGCCACGCATGGGGCGGTGATTTTGGCGGGGCTGGAAATGAGGGCTTTTTTTCAGTAAGCCCAACCAAGCGCGGCTCGTTTAACGAGGAGCAAGCGCGCTCGCATGAGGCAAGGGTTGCCGCCGGCCAAGCTCGTTGGTCCGTTTCATCATCATCAAAAGACCAAACGCGCGCAACGATTGTGCATGAATTAGCGCACGCGCTTGGCTTGCGTGAAAGCGTGCGCTCAACCGAGCGCTTGGCCAAAGCAATGGAGCAGGCCGTGCCCGATAAGGCAGGCCGCCGCGAGTGGATAAGGCGAAACATTAGCGAGTATGCGACCAGCAACATTAAAGAGCTCGACGCTGAGCTTGCCGCAATGGTAACAGACCCCGAATATAAGCGCGGGACCCTCCCAAAGCAGTTGGAGGACCATGTGGACTGGCTTTTTGAAAGGATTAAATAAATGTTGCCCGTGCCAAAAGACCCAAATTTTAGAGTGCCGGAAGTAAGCGACGAGGAATTTTACAACCCGAAAGGCGAGGAGGACGAAAGCCTTATTGCAACCGGGGCGTTTGATGACGGCATGACCAGGGGCGAGATATTGCAGGAGGCGCTTAGTGAAGTTAAAGCGCTGAGGGCGACGCTTAAAAAGTAGATAACAAGGATTAACGAATGAGCACACAGACCACAGACGCAAAAGACAAAACGATTGTGGCCAAAGTTGCGGACAGTTTCCAAAACCTACTTTCGCGCGTTGGACTTGGCGCCGGTAGTCAAAACGAC